ACGTGTTGCGACCGCTGCGCGCAGGAGCGCGCGCGGGCGGATGCCGAGCGCACCGCGGCCACCTGCGGCAACTGCGACGATTCGTGCTGCGACGACTGCGACTCCGCGTCCTGCGAGGGCGACTGTTGCGAGCGGTGTGACGAGATGCGGGGCGCGGACCCGGATGACCAACAGGACTTGGGGTTCGACGCCACGACGGGCGAGGGCGCGACCACCGATCTCCGGGATGACGACGGGGCCGGCGGCGCGGATCGTGGGGCCACACCCGCGACCACTGCACCGGTCGATCCGCCGGCCGTCGTCGTGTCACCCGCAGTCGCTCCGGCTGTCGCGCCAGTGGCTGATGCTGCCGCGCCGCGCGCGGTGTCGCATCCCGATTGTGCTGCGTGCGCGGCGCGCGCCGCGCGAGGCCAAGTCGATGGCGCGGCCGCCGCGGCCGCGATCGGCGCGATCGGCGACGCGTTCGATGCGATGGCCACGCTCGCGACCGCGACGATGACCGTGCTCGAGGCGGGCGCCTCCTCGCTCGACGAGCTCGAAAACTTGGTGGGCCCGAGCGCGGACGTGCAGAACGCCGTCGACGCCGCCAGCGATGTGCAGGCGTCGACCACGACCGCCGTCGGCGGCACGCCCGCGCCGACCTCGAAGCCCGCAGCGAAGCCTGCGGCAACACCGGCCGCGAAGCCCGCAGCAAAGCCGGCAGCGAAACCCGCGGCCAAAAGCACCAAGGGTCGGACCGTGCTCTCGGTCGCCGACGCGGCACTCCGCGTCCGGCGCGCCGCGGCCGATCTCCGCGCGGCCAATCGGATCGCGGCCGAGCAGGCACGCGCCACACCCGACGCACCCGACGCACCCAAGCAGGCGCCGACAGGCAGCGCAGCGGTGGATCCGCCGTTTCTGGATTTCAGCAGGCTCGCGGCGGTGCCGACCACAGGTAGGTCAACAGCCACGTAGCGCGCGACACAGCGGGCCGCCCACCGCGGCCCCAGACGACGCCTGTCGCCGCGTGCTCCTCTGAGCACCCGCGGGAACGACGAGGCCAACGGGAAGTTGGAGGGGGAGGACAGCAGTATGGCCGCAACGATCAACACGATTGAGGAGTTTCGCGCGCACGTCCTGAAGGAACTGCCGTCGATTCTCGCAGAGAATCCGCAGGTCGTGCTCGACGCGATGGCGAAGAATCCCGAGGCCATGCGTGCCTCGCTCACCAAGATGGGCTACATCGTCAGCGATGACGTGAAGACCATCGCGAGCGAGACGATGACCACGCTCCGCGATCGCCAGGAGACCGGCTCGATCGCGTCCGGCTTCGGCACGCGCACGCGGGAGAAGGTGCGCATGCACGCGCGCCGGGTGTTGGACGAGGACACCGGCAAGCAGCGCACCACGTACCTGGACGCCGAGACCGAGCCGCTCGCGGGCCAGTGGATCCGCGCCTTCTTCGCCTCGAAGGGCGGGGGCGAGGCGAAGGACCCGGTGACCGGCGACCATATCGGCGTGATCGCCGAGCGGATGGCGAAGGCCACCCGCGCGCCGGCCACCCCGATGACGGCGGAAGCCGGCACGGGCGGCGGGTTCTTGGTTCCCCTGTTGGTCGCGGCCGAGGTGTTCGAGTACATGAACGAACGCTTCCTGCTCCGCGGCATGGTGCAGGTGTTCGTCTCGGCCGCCCCGCTCACGATCCCGCGGCGTCTGTCGCAGGTCTCGGTGTATCGCCAGGGCCCGGGCACGGACCTGACCGAGGTGAACATCGCCTCGACGTTGGGCGACGCGAAGTTGTCGCCCGAGCGCGTCGGTGCGATCACCTACGTCGATCCGGCGTTGGCCTTGGCGGCCGCGGTCGGGCCGGTGCGCTGGGTGATCGGCCAGTTGGCCGAAGCGCTGGCCAAGGACTACCAGCGGACGATCGTCATCGGGAGCGCGTCCAAGCGCGAGCCGCGTGGGATCTTGGGCCTCGCGACCTCTGGCCTGCCGCTGGCCGACATGGCGCAGACCTCGACGTACGACAACACGTCGAACCAGACCAAGCGCGACTCGATCCGGAAACTGTACTACAAGGTCAACCAGCCGCACCGTGAGTCGCCGCGGTTCGTGTGGATCACGAACAACGACGGCGTGCAGACGATGAACTCGGTCAACGACTTGAACCAACAGCCGTTCACCGACGCGAAGGAAGGCCAGCCGCCGAAGTACATCGGCAAGACCGTCGTCGAGACCTTGGCGATCGTGTCGGCGACGGGCCCGGAGAGCACCACGCTCGTCGGCGGGGACATGGGCCAGTACGCGTGGCTCGAGTCGCCGGACGGGCTCACCATGCAGCAGACCACCGAGGGTGGCCAGGCGTGGTCGAGCGACACGATCGGCATCAAGATCCTGCAGCGCGTCGACGGGGAGCCGGTGATCCCGCAGGCGTTCTGCTCCATGACCGGCGTCAACTAGCTCGGTCATGGTCACGCTCACGGTGATGCGGACCGCCAAAGTGTTCGGCCGAGATGTCTCGGCCGGACACACGGTGGCCGTCCCGGAGTCGGAGGCGGCGCTCTACCTCCGGCAGTACGTGCAGGTCGGCGACCAGATCGTGCACCTGTTCGCGACGGCCCCGGCGCCGGTGGTCGAGAAGGTCGCAGAGCCACCGAAGGTCGACCCGCCAAAGGTCGAGCCCAAGCCGGAGCCGGTCGCACCCGCACCCGCACCAGAGAAGCCCGCGGCCAAGTAGCCGCGATCACTCGCATTCACGGCGCCCCGGCCAGCCAGGCCCACCGCCACATCTATAGTAGGGAGGACGTATGGCTCGGCAGTACGCGAATCTGGTGAAGGTGGCGCTGGCGTTCAACGGTGCGCTCACGGCGACCGGCGCCAAGACGGCGATCTCGGACCCCCGCTTGGGAGACTTCATCTCCGGCTGGGCGTTGCTCAACGTGTTCAGCGTCTCGGGCACCACGCCCGCCTCGCAGATCAACGTCGAGGGATCGGACGACGGCTCGACCTACGTGACGCTCGGCTCGTTCGCGTCGGCGGCGGCGGCCGGTGCACAGATCATCTCGCTGGACCAGCTCAAGCCGTGGATGCGGATCAACGCGATCACGCTGGCGGGGACCTCGACGCCGACTGTCAACGCATCGGTCGTGATCGTGGCCGAGCAGACCAAGCTGCTGCCCGGCGACGGGACCGTCATCTCGAGCTAAGGCGCTCGACCCGACGGCGCTCGACGCCACGCACCACCGCAGGAGAGAACGCCCGGTCCGATCGCACGCGCGACCGGACCGGGCGTTCGTCGTTTTCCTTAAACTCAGCCACGGCCTATGCCGGATATCACGCTCGGTGAACTGAAAGAGTACATCGGGATCCCGGCGGCCGACACCACGCGCGACCGACGGGTCACGACGTTGGCCAACACCGCCAACGCCTACGTGCGCCGTCGGACCGGCCGCGCGTGGGGCGTCGAGACACTGACCGAGACCTACCAGGGCACCGGCACCCGGTCGCTCACGCTTCGTCGCTATCCGGTGACGAACCTGGTCTCCGTGACGATCGGCAGTTGGTCCGTCGAGCTCACCGACGACACGATCATCTCCTGCGATAAGCGCCAGGGGATTCTCTACCGGACGGACGGGCTCCACTGGGAGTTCGGCTTCTACGGCGAGGTCCCGAGCCGCTACGATCGGCGGTTCCCGGACACGCACCGCTATCTGATCAGCGTGGTCTATGCCGCGGGACTCGATGTGCCGGACGATCTCCACGGCGTCACGCTCGAGATCGCGCAATTCCTGTGGAACGCGTCGGGCGGGATCACCGGCGAGTCGGGCGGCGGCGTCCGCACGTCGCTCAGCGACAAGGACCTGAGCAAGATCCCCACCGTGCGGGATATCCTCGAATCGTACGAGGACCCGGCGAAAGGGTACACGACGTGACCACGATATGACCTACGGCAACTCGTTGCTCGGCGCCTATGGCCGTCGCGGCGAGGCGTGCGCCGTCGTGATCCCGACGAGCGCGTCGTACGACGACACCACGCAGCTCAACACGATCGCGACCGCGACGATCGCGGTCACGGGGATCATCCGCAGCTACAGCGTGAACGAGGTCGGCGGCGCCGATGGGTTGATCGCGCTCGGCGACCGGGAAGTGTCGATCGACGGCGGCCAGTTCGCCGGGGTATTGCCCGACCCGAGTGCGCGGATCGTGGTCGAGGGGACGAACCAAGAGGTCGTCCGTCGCTGGGCGGTCAAGGCCGGGGCGCAGATCATCACGCTCCTCTACCATATCCGGGGTTCCATTTAAGATGATCGCGCTCGAGGCCGGCCGCGATCTGTCGTCGCTCTTAGACGAGGGCGGCAGCGCCTTCCACGAGATCGTCGCCATGCAGCGCGCGATCGCCACGGAGGTGTTCGAGCGCGTGGTCGAGCGGACGCCGGTCGACACGGGCCGCGCGCGCGGCAACTGGCGGATCGCGCGGAACGAGATCGACGATCGGGTGGACGTCAACGAGTTCGACCCCGACGCGAGCGAGCCACCGGCCAAGGCCGCCGAGGCGCTCGAGGGGCTCCGGCCCGGCGACAGCGTCAACATCACGAACGGGCTCCCCTATATCTGGTCGCTGGAGCACGGGCACAGCCGGCAGGCGCCGGAGGGGATGATCCTCCTGACCGCGGCCGAGTTCCCGGGGATCGTCGAGCACGCCGCGGCGACACTCGACGTGAGTCTCGTTCGATGAGCCTGAGCGCGCGGAAAGCGATCATCGGCGCCGCACAACTCGCCGCCAAGGCCGCGTGGGTCGGGCTCGGCAACGATCCGGCATTGATCGCCCGGCCCAATGTGCCGTTCACGCCGCCCAACCCGCAGGTCCCCTACATCGACATCCACGTCCTGTTCGGCAAGGCGGAGATGATGACGATGGGCGTGGCGGGGACGGGGTTCGGCTTCGATGAGTCGCCGGTCGTGGTCAAAATCAACGTGTATACCGTGGCCGGGGTCGGCGCGGGCACTGCACTCGACATCTGCGACGCGCTCACCGACGCGTTCGCGCGGCAACAAATCGGCGCGGTGCGCTACGGAGCGCCCACCGGCCCTGTGCCGGTCCCGAGCGCCGAGGGATGGGCGCAGCACGCGCTCTCCTTTATCGGCTACGCGGAAACGGCCGTCTAAGCGCCACCGACGCAGCGCATTCCCCACGGGCCGCGCACCGGCCCTGTAGGACCCGACGCCCCATAGCATTTAGCGGGATCGACGCCATATAGTGCAACCATCACATCGCCCCGGCACGGGCGATCACGCGCGCGGCGCGCGTGCGTTTGGTGATGGACTCAACGGTCCATTGGGTGGCCCCACAGGGCCACCTTCGGGGAGGGGTGGAGGATGGCGTTTTTCCGCGGGATTGACGGGTCGCTCATGGTCGCGACCAATGTGCTGGGTCAGCTCAAGGCGTGGGAGCTGAACATCGACATCAAGAACCTCGACACCTCGGCCGTGGGCCAGGCATGGGCGACCTCGGTCACCGAGATCGGGTCGTGGAACGGGAGCCTCGAGTGCTATCTCGATGGCAGCTCCGGTCAGGCCGCGCAGGCCGCGCTCCTGGCCGCCAGCACCGGCGCGACGCCGGGCGGCGCGGGGATCGCCATCAAGTTCGTCGCCGCATCGACGAGCGGGAGCCCGGTCAGCTACTTCGCCGGCACCGTCAACGTCAAGCAGATCCAGACGGGCGTCAAGGTCGGTGGCGTCGATATGGTCAAGTTCACGTTCCAGGGGACCGGGGAACTCGACATCACCTGGGCATAAAGGCGCTTAGGCCATGGCCTTCTTCCGCGGGATTGACGGATTCATTGCCGTGGGCGGCGCGCTGGTGGGCGCCCCCACGGTCAACGGTGCCCTCACCGCCGGCGCCGTCACACTCAACATCGACGTGGCGAGCGGCGTGCTGCTCGGCGTCGTGGCCGCCGGCGACACCTTCACGATTGCCGGCGAGACCGGGTCACCGGTCCACACGGTCACCAGTCCGGTGCCCGTCGTCGCCGCGACCAATGCCATTGCGGGCGTGACGTTCACGCCAGCGATCGCGACGGGCGGGACGCTCACGGGCGCCGTGATGACGTTCGCGAGCAACGCGCTCCCACAGGCGACCGGATGGGACCTGGACATCCAGATCAAGGATTTGGAGACCACGTCGCTGGGTGACAAGTGGCGCTCGAGCGTCACCGAGATCGCGTCCTGGAGCGGCAGTCTCGCGATGCGACTCGACTACAGCCTCCCAGCGCAAGCCGCGGTGTTCAATCGACTGAGCGGCGCGACGCCGGGCGGCATCCTCGGCACGATCGTGCTGGGCGTCGGGCAGGGCGCGACCACGTTCAAGGCGGCAGTCGGTGCGGCGGAGTTCAAGAGCGCCGCGCTCAAGAACCAGATCGGCGCGATCCTCGACGTCAAGGTCGCGTTCACCGGCACGGGACAGCTCTCGCTGTTGTGGACGTAGGCAGGAGAACACGCAGGGCAACTCACCGACGCACCGATCATTTCTGAGGAGACGCACCAACATGGCAGAGGGACAGACGTTCGACAAAGCGGCGGCCGACCGGGCGGCGAGCGGGAAGCCGTCGGCGATCAGCGTGATCGTCAACGCGTTCGCGATGAAACCGCAGCCCTACGTCACGCCGTGGCTGCAACCGGATGGGACGCCGCTCGTGCTCTACTTCACGCCGCAAACGCTGGCCGACAACGATGTGATCCGGACGCTGAGCGGCGACAAGGACATCAAGGGCTACGACTTCGAGCTCGCCCTCTTGGTGAGCAAAGCGCGGCACGAGGACGGGACGCTGGCGTTCGCGCCCAGCGATGCGGCGGTCATCAAGTCCAACGCGCGCGCGGGCGATGTCCGGGAGTTGCTCACGTTCATGTATACCGTCGGCACCGTGACGCACAGCGAGGCCAAGGACGAACTGGGGAAAACCCCCAGCTCCGCTGGCTCCTAAGCTGGGCGGCGGAGCATAAGCGCACGCTCGGTGAAGTGTACGGCGTCCCGGGCGGGATGCTCTACGTCGAGCGCGTGCTCTGGGGCGCCTACTACGCGATCCTAGCAGACGAACGGGCCTTCCAGTAACGCGTCCAGTGATGCAGGAGTAATCGGATGGCAGGGAGCGGGGCGGAATATCCGATTGCGCGCATCACGATCGACTACGTCGGCGTCCGTCAGGCCGTCGACGAGTCGAAGCGTGCGCTGTCGGAACTCTCGTCGTCCGCGCGGACCGCCATGTCGGAGGTGCAGGCCGGCAGCCAGTCCATCGGCTCGCTCGGCACCGACAGCGCGAGCGCCGCCCAAGCGTTGGCCGGCCTCCGGTCCACGCTCGATGGCGTGTCGTCCGGGATGTCGAACACCGCGCGCGTCGCGCGCGAGGAGTTGGCGACCGGGCTCAAAGACACCGCGGCCGCCGCGCAATCCATCCAGGGCGCACTCGGCACCGCCAGCCAAGGCGCTGAGTCGGCGCTCTCGGGCGATGCCTTCGGCGGGGTCGTGGCGGGGATGGAAGCCGCCGGTGAGGCCGCGACCGCGATGGAAGCGACGGTCGGCGACTCGATGGATGAGGTCGCGACCGGGATGGCGGACGCGGGCGGCGTCGCGGCCGGGGCGTTGGCCGGCGGGATGGACGCCGCCAGTCTCGCGACCGCCGCGCTTGGCAAGGCCGGGGCCGCGACCGCGGCATCGGTCGGGCAACTCGACGCGGTCGCTGCCGGGATGGGGAAGGCGGGTCGCGCGGCGCTGACAGACATCGCGGCAGGGATGAGCGAGACCCAAGGGGCGGCGGCATCGCTGAACGCGGGCGGCGTCGAAGCACTGGACGCGGTCGCGACCGGCATGTCGGCAGCGGGTGAGCAGTCCGCCGCGATGGCAACCGAGATCACCGCTGGCGGCGCCGCCGCCGCGACCGCCGCCGAGTCGCTGGTCGAGCACGGCGCGGCGAGCGCGGTGGCGGCGG